CCTGGTGACTTTCGGGAGACTACTTCTGTAGAGTGCCACAGACTTAGCTGCTTCTTTTTCTGTTGTGCCGCTAAACTCACTGAACCTTTTTGCGCCGACTCCGTAGCCACACCCAAGGGCCATAGTCTTTACCGTATGCCTCAGAGATGGGTCTTCCTTTTTCAAAGATCCTTTTGACTCATCCCACAGACCGAACTGAATAGCAAACGCTTCGTAGATGTCATCTGATTTCTCGATTCGTTCAAGCATACCTGAGTCCCCGGACAACCAGGATAGTGTCCTGACTTCGATCTGAGATAAGTCTACCACTACCAGTTTCTTCCCTTTTGGGGCGCATATTACTTTCCTCATGTCAACCCCAAACAGTTCTCCCCGTGGCATATTCTGAAGATTGAGGTTGCCCCCGCTGCCGCTGAATCGTCCTGTGTGCGCTCCCCAATACATCAACCCTCCGTAGTATCTACCATTTTGCATGGTCGCGTTTCGGAAGGACAGCATCTTTTTCTTTAGCGAATTTATCCGCCTCCAGTTCCTAGTCGCCTCAATCCAGAGAAACTTTTTACTATTGGCGCGGAACCACTGTTCGGTTTCCTCGTTATCTTTCGCCAGAGACGCAGGGGGGACAAGACCGTTCTTCCTGCACTCATCGTTAAAGGCTTCTCTGGACAAAAGTTTCTTCTCCCCGATCCAGGGGATGTTTTGTTCAGCCAAAAAAAGTTCTTTGTTCAGCGTAGCTATACACTCTTCAATGTATTCGGAGTCTACCGGGATTCCTCCCTGGACTGCTTTGCGATTCATTACGCTGATCTCTCTTTCTCGCTCCGGCCATAAAGGTTCAAGTTTCTGCCAAAGAGCCAAGCAGTATTCAGAGTCCTTGGTCGCGTATTCAAGAACCTCATCCTTAAATAAAGAATCCATCCCGTCCCACTTTTGACCCTTCATGGTGTCGCGGGTTTCTTTACTAAGCTCTATTCCTAAGACAGTTTTCGAGGCTCCCTTCAAGTTCCTGGGATGCCCACAATACGCTGCCATGTCTGCGGTGCAGTGCCACTCAGCGTAGTTGACTTCATCCCACCATTTCATACCTATACCGAAAAGGTAAAGGGTTTCGTCGAAAGCAGCGTTGTGTGAGAGAACTCTGTTCCCCTCTAGAATACTCCAATCAAAATCTTTGGGGTGTCCTACATAAACATATCCATCGTCGCCTACAACACTCACCATGTAAGCGTCGAAATCTGGGTGAGAGAAATAACCCAGCGGTCCCAGAACAGATATGGAGCATTCCTTGTCATAGTAGGACTCAAAATCCAAGGCATATGTTTTCATTTTTTCTCTCCGCAACAAAGGACTCCGTTCTGGTCTTGCCAGTATTCCAAGGGAATGCTCTCTCCTTCTAAGAACTCGATCATTCTATCTGTCTGGTCTGGGCGGAGATCTAAGGCTTCTACCAGGGCATGGAGAAACTCTATCATTTCGTAGGCATCAACGTCTTCGATATTCGTCATAAGTAAAAAAAAGGCTCCGCCCATGGTGAGCGGAGCCTTTGATATTTGATTTTTTATGCTTCCGGCAACGAATCGGAAAGCACTTTATGGGCCGCGCTTAGTCTTTTGAGTTCACTTTCTAAGTGTTCTTTAGCGGCTTCAAGTTCATCGAGTTTTTGTTCTAGTTCGGAACGCACAGCCTCGATGTTTGCTACGTGTTCTTTGACTAGTTCAGTATAGTCGCTACTCATTATTGGAACATTTCCAAGAACTTAATTACCTCTTCTGGAGCTACCTCCGGGGAGTTTTCAAGGCTGGGGCAATACCAGCTATACTTGCCCTTTGTGAGCAAGATGGACTTCATATTCCAAACCTTAGCCGAAAGATCCGCTCCGTGGTTAACAGCAGCAAACGTGGCGAGACGCTTGTAGGTGTTCCGGTAGGCATCCTTCTGGACGTTGATCCGGCCAAGGGCATACTGACGATCACCAATCGGCACGTTGTATACTGTTTGATCAGCGTCTTCCCCTCCGTGAAAGAGGATGCGGATGTCAGCAAACTCAAGGATCTTATATCCTGAGTCAGCTTCCAGGGCATCACGGTCTTCGTGGTTCCATGCGATGCGAGGCATCTCGTCCTCATCGAATGGAATGTCTTCACGCCAACCCTTACGGGCGGATACGATACTAACCGCAACGGGGTCGTCAGCTTCTGCGATGCAGTGCTTTTGATCAAGCATGATGGCCCCAAGAGGCCCGTCGATCTGGCTCATTTTCTGAACCAGGTTTACTTTGGGTATGTCGATATCCTCCGGGTCGATGATGAACCCAGGAGTCTGGGACGACAGTTCTTTCTTATCTTCTACTATTTCCGATTTTGCCATTTTAATGGTTTTGGTTTTGTTATTTTGAGAGCGTGAATCGCTCTTCAGACTTTGACATAATGCTCTTTTCTTCAAGCGCGTCAAGAAATTCTGCCTTAATTACTGCTTTTTCTTTAATTTTGGCCGTGTCAGATATCGCTTTTGTAAGTTTTCCCAAAGGGAAAGAAGCTAAATTCAAAAGTTGATCTTCAGTGATCCCGAAATCTTTTGCAGTCTCAATGAGTCCGCTAACATCTTCTACTTTAGAAACCGCACCCATTGATTTTAATTTCAGACCTGGGAAGACCATCCCGTCTTTCGCTAGTTGGATGGCGTTTCTTTTGTAGGACATCGCCCACTTCTCGACCACTTTCGCAATGTCATAAAGGATTTCAACTTGTTCGGGATCATCTGTATCATCAAACTCAACCCCCTCAAACTGGTGACCTACTTTTTTAGCGACTTCAGAAACCAGACCCACCAGAGCAGGACAAGACTCTTCATGTCGGCAGAACCTACAATTTTGAGTTGGGTTTAAGTTTTGAGTCGGGGGAGTCCCATCTTGCCAGTAGTGTCGCGTCCCAGTGGCTAAGGCAACCACCGTAGATAATTCCTTTCGCAACGCAGGGATATCAGATCTGTAAAACGTGTGGTGTGGGGAGTCGTTGTAGAGAGGGATGTAGAAAACAAAAGTGACCTCTTCGACTTCGGAATATTTTTGAAACACCCCCAAGGTGTAGGCTTTTGCTTGGTAGTTTTTCGACGGGTGATCAATCTGGCTAATGCCTGTTTTGTAGTCCGCGAGCAGTGCTTTCTTACCATCGTAGATGGTCAAACGATCACACGTTCCGAAAGTAGCAAGACCGTAGTCTAATTCGATGTCTAAAACGATTTCATTGTAGTCTTCTTTCATTTTACTAATTTCCACTTCAGTTGACCTCTAGCTTTTTCTGGGAATATTTTCAATAACTTTCTTGGATCTTTTCTAACCGCCATGTCGATTTTCAAATCTGACAAGGTTTTCACTATGTTAGTTTTCTTGTCCCAAGAAACCATCTCCTCTACTTCTTTGGAAGACCTAATCTCCCCGTCACTCAGTTCTTTGAGCAATTTATCCCTTAGTGGTCCATATTTAAACTCCATATCAAATCTCTAAGATAAGCTCTTCTATTTTTTCATTTAACGCTTCGCTCATAGGGAAAGGCTCTTTAGTTTCCGACAGCCGCAAGTTATCAACTTCTATATCGCCGTTTGAGAATCGTTTGAATTCAAATTCAACTGCTTCTCCGTTATGGGGTCCATCTGGAATGTAAAGCCATTCTTTTCCGCTAATTTCTTTATATTCTCTGTATCTCATATTTTCGTATTTTTGTAATTTTCTCTGTTGGGAAATCTGGCTATAGAGGAAAGATTGAATCTAATTAGGAGATAAAAAGCAAGGAGTTAAATCTCCTATTCGTTGGTTGTGGTTAAGGGTTAGGGATTTACGTGCCTCGCGTGTCACCGAACAAATCGATCTGGAGGCGGTTGCAATATCTGTAGCCATGTTTCAGGCAAAGGTCGATCAAAGTTTCGTCCCGCCCCCTGATTACTTCTATCTTGGTGCCCTCAGGCATCAGCATAATTCGATCTGGCGGGATGGCGACTCCAATATCAGCGATGAGCTGCTCGATCTCGGCTAGGTCCTCAGCGGAAGAGACGACAAACTTTAATTGATAGGGATACTCCTCTATCCATTGCCTCAGTATCTCCGGTTGTAGTCGCGTGGAATCGTGTTTCTCAATCCACTTCTCCCCGATCTCCCCAGGCAATGGCGTCGAGTTTTTAAGCTTCGGACTGAGCGAGGCCAGGTCACAGGCGATCCCCTCGGGTGCGATCGTCCCTGCTGTCTCAGTGGTAAGATGGTATCCCCTCTCCTTCAGCCCCAACATCAAGTCGTAGATGCCTTTTGCGACCATCGGTTCCCCTCCTGTGACCACACAATGCTTCGCAGGATACTTCGTAATCTCTTCGATCAACTGCTCAACGCTATATTTGTCCCCTTCAGGCTTCCATGATGCGTACTTCGTGTCACACCACCGACAGCGGAGATTGCAAGCAGACGTGCGGACGAAAACGGAGGGAACCCCGGTCAGTTCACCCTCTCCCTGAATGGAATAGAAAATTTCGGAAATTAACATGCGAAAAAAAGGAAGTGTCTCACGCTCCAAACTGATTAAAGTGAAAAAACTCTATAGCCTCGTCTCTGGACATACCGTCATCTTGGAGTTTTTGTATTACCTTATCTTTGTCATAACAGACGATAGGTTCTTGATCGAAGCGTTCTACTACCCCAACGATGCAGTCATCATACCCGTCCATTACCAATAGGTAATCTGGGTCAAAACCGGAGAATAAATCTTTAATCATTCCTTTCTCTTAAAATACTTTCAAGACACTCTACCAGTGTCTTAGTCTCTACACTCTTAAATCTCGGATCGAAAGCAACTACAAGTAAGTTTGGGGATATAGTCTTACTTGGTGGACTTTTCAATTCCTTTAGTAATTCCACTATCACATCATTCTCTAGCCCCCTTAAAAAGGAAGCCGCAGTTCTTGGCAGTCCTTGTTGAGTTTCAAATTCCATAGAAATTTACGAACAGATAGAAGCAAGGCGACAGCCTACGGCTGCGCCTGTTCTTGGCTGTTCGGCCTATAAATCACGCTGGTTTTCGCCGTCTCAAAAACCACGATTCCAGACAAGATGGGGATGCGGTGTTGAATCTGATTGAATAACCACCTCGCCACATTTTCAGTAGTGGGTCGCCCCGGCAGAACGTCGTTCAAATATTGATGATCCAGCTTTTCAACGATTGGATCGACGCATTGTGAAATCTCGCTGTAGTCGATCACAAATCCCCTTGAATCTGTTTCTCCAGTGCATTCCACCACGAAGCGGTAAGAATGCCCGTGAATACGAGAACAGGGGTTTTCCGGCCCCAGGTGCGGCAGTGAGTGCGCGGCCTCAAATTTAAATTCCTTAGTTACTGTAAACATCACTGCTGAACCGCCTCCCTAACGGCTTGAATTGCCTCCTCGAAAGTCGAACAGATTCGGGTGGAATGATACCGGAGCCAAGGCGATACCGGCGCTCCGTCAGGAACTACGGCGTAAACGGGTTTTCCCAACGTCCACGCATAGAAAATCTCCATACTGGTCCCTACGCTGGGTTTTGGGCATGCCGCTAGAATCATGTCGCACCGCTCAACGTCTAACTTGTCGAGCTGCACAATCTCATTGACGGATTCATCCTCTTTTCCCCGATAATCGCGCCTCATCGGGTCGAGACTCTTTGCGCAGAGTTTTAGCGAAAACTCCCTTCTGGCTATTGCTCGCCAGTCGTTGCACTCTTCATCAGTGCATCCGTTAATCGGCCCGGCTAGGTATATCATCATAATTGTAGTTCGGTTTGTGGTTTTCCGGCTCCGCTCGATTCGTCCAGGTATCGCGTAAGCCCGGCTAGTTGTTTTCGGCATCCTCGGAACCATCCGGTTCCGTCAGTGCTTTCCGCTCCCGCTTCGTGTGCCATCCACAGGAGTTTATAGGTGTTTACTCTGCCAACATGGACACGGGTAAAGCTCTCTGTCCAAATTCGGAGATTTCGCCATTTCCATGAAGTAGTTCCACCGACGAAAATGACTGACGCTTCTTCGGGAACATCATCAGGAGTCATCCCATCCTGAACAGCCATTGCCATCGGAACCCCAAATGATCTAATAGCGTCCGCGTGTTGATCCCATCTCCGCAAAGTTTCATCGCGATCCCCCACCCAATCAGGCACCACAACCCAAGAGGGCGACCACGCGGCATACTGATCCAGGTAACGGTATAGAGGTTCTTCGCTCCATTCGCGATTCTGTTGCCACGCTCCGAACACTCCGTTATCTAGCGCCCACGGGATTCCTTGCTTTGGTTCTCTCGGAGATTCGACCGAGTGAAGATGTCCAATTCTGCCAGGGAATCTTCCCGCCATCATTCCAGCTTCAAAGCCGGTGTTATTTGAGGGCATTACGATCATCTTATCTAAATCAGGACGAACAAAACGATGCAGACAAGCCCTAACAGGCTGTCTGATCTGGGTCGTTCGACTCAAAGTTCGCCATGAACTCAGTCTCCATCTCGACGATCTTATCGTATATCTCGACCTCCTCTTCGTCGTGGAGCGCACTAGGGTCATGGACTTCTAGAGCCTCATGAATCCTGGTTCCTCTTTCCGCTGCCTCTGAAGTTCCTTCTGCTCCGTGGAATCCTGGGCAAGCGGCAATGTATTTCAGTCCGCTGGGTCCGAACTCTGCGTGTCCTCGGTTTGAATGATTTGGGGTGTCCATATTAGTTAAGTGATAAGTTAGGTTTTTTTGGGTTCGCTATTTCCATTTTCACTATCTGCTCGAGGAAATCAACATAATCCTCTGAGTATTTTGACTCCTGCTCATGGCAAACTTTACGTTCTACCTCTGAATATGCCATACCAGCAATGATCCCGAAAAGGATTGCAGCTTCTTCATTCAAACAAGTTTCTCCTCCTTTAACATCTAGCTTATACCGCTCTATCTCTAAGAAGGCTATCGCTTTAGCCTTTTCTAAATCAACGCTGAATATATCTTCAAGCTCCATGTAACATCTCCATGTTCTGTATTTTCTTATTTATCGCTTTCACAACGTGTTCTTCAATCGAGTCAGCGGCCACAATAATCTGTTGAACGGCATCTGACTTAGCCCCGTTTCGATGAATTCTACCCAAGCACTGTAGGTAATGTTTCGCTGAAAACGTGGGGCTAATCAAAGAGACTCTAGGACGCGCTCCATTGACATCGTGGAGAGAGATCCCCGTGCCGCCAGCAGCGATGTTAACGACGAGAACCTCGACCTTATCCTCTTGAAAAGAATCAATCGCAGCTTGGCGTTCGGAAGCAGTCTGCCTACCGTCAATTTTGAGGCAGTCGAGCCTAGTGCAGAGTGCGTCTACGGTGTCTGAGAAGTTTACGAATAAGACAACACTGTTCCCTTCAAGCCTCAACTCCTCTGCCATGTCCGCTAGGTCAGGAACCTTCATAGCTTCCGCTAACTGCCTCGCTCTCAACAAATTCACAAGAACGTGTTCGCTGTCCTCGACTGTGTGATCTTCAAGTAGCTTGTCTATGATCTCAGGTGTGATGCCCAGTTCGTCATAGGCTTTAATGATCTCTTTGTAGCTGGAGAATTGTATCGGCTTTACGAAGACCCTGTTATGCTTGAAGGAATCTGGGAAATCTTTCACTGTCAGTCTTTTGACATTAGAAGAATACATCTTCTCTTTTATGGCAGGTAGAGTGTTCTTCCTGACGCAAACCCACTGGTTCCAATCGTTTTTTACACACCCGTTCCTCTTCATCCAAGAGAACCATGACTCGTCTTTGTTAAGGTTGTGCAGCCCCAACATGAAACCCAATGCCCTCATCTCTGTTGGATCTTCCGCAGCCGTAGCCGACATACCGTGAATCCTATACCCCTGCTGGACTAAAGAAATTAGCATCTGCGCGTTCTGGGTGAACGGAGACTTACAGGCGTGTATTTCATCAATAAGAACCAAGGTCTTGGGAGGCAGGTTCCAAGTCATTATCTTTTTACCCTTCTTACTCATCCACTGAGTTCTCCCATTGCGGATCTTCTCATAGTTCAAGACAAAGCAAGGCTCCACACCATGCTCCTTCAACTCGCGTTCCCAGGAAGGGATGACTGCCTTTGGGCATATCACCGCCACAGGGCCGTCCCAATCTAGGGCAAGGTGGGCAGCGACCACTGTTTTGCCAGTGCCAACACTGGACGTATCCAAGGTGTTCTGGCCTTTTGTATGCGCCACAATAAAGAATCCCTTGGACTCTTCCTGCTTCAAATAGAGAGATTTCATTCCCCTACTTTCTCATCGGCATTACCACGTATTCGGTGTCTTCGGACAACACCCTAAGCGGTGCTGTCGGCTCACCGACACAAACGGTAATGGACTCTCCCTTAGTAGTTTTCAAGAACTGCTGCATGAACTGAGGCTGCACGGCAGTTGAGAAACTTTGCCCTTCGCCCTCCACGACCTCGTTCGCCTCTCCTTCTTCGGGAGCTTTTGAGGTGATGGTGAGAGAACCCGAATGGCACTCCAAGTGAGTTACTGGAGCCTTGGGGTTTGAAAATAGTGCGGTCCTTCGGAATGCCGAACTTAGTTCAACCTTATCAAAGGTAGCAATCCGGTTTGTGTCCTCCGGCGAAGGAATCACTTTTCTGTAATCGGGAAACTCAGCGGCAATCGTCTTACTGAATACCTGGGTGGTTTTAGTAACCAGCAGAACATAAGAATCTGTGACGAGAAATTCAATCTCCTCTTGCGAACTCGCCGCCTCAATAATTAGGTCCGCCGCCAAGGTGGGAAGGATTAGCCCTGCCTTGGGATGTTCACCATCTTCAATCAAACAGACGGACATTCTCCTGCCATCGGTAGCTACAACGCGACATCCGTCTTCGTCAGACTCAAAGTAGACCCCGTTCAGCATATGGCGAGTCGCATCAGCACTGGCAGCGAAAACCACTGAGTTTATTGCTTCTGAAAATCTCTCTCCACTGAAATTGAAAACCGTTGGTTGCTCATCCAAAGAAGGCGCACAATATTCATCCACTGCGAGTCCTTTGAGCTTTGCTGAGAACCCTTCCGAAGATACCTCAATATCGTTTAGAGCTTTCTTGATTTTTATGGGGCCAGACATTGACCCAATCAAGCTCCTCATTCGTGATCCAGGGATCAGGACGCTGCCTTCCTCTTCCACTTCAGCCGTAGCCGAAGATACGACTTCTTGATCGAGGTTGGTCCCGCTTACAGATAACTTATTTCCCTCCGCTTGAAGAAGGACATTTCCCAATGCGGGGAGGTTACTTTTGGGAGCGGTGGCTTTGTTGGCCGCGCTAAACAAGCGCATTAGTTTTTCTTTTTCGATTTCTAGTTTCATAAATCTTGATTACAGTTTTCTCTGGTTGGATCTTTGTAAATTTCAAGTTCTGGATAGGGAGTCTGCTCTTCACCTTTCATTTGGTCAAGGTGTTTTTTCCAGACCAGATCTTTCGCATACTGCGTTAAGGTAGGTCTTCGTAACCTTTCGCACTCCTGTGTTCGCTCTTCCAGTTCTCTTACCACGGAGAGGAACTTCTTTTTTTCTGGCCCTACCAAACACTGGCAGAGTTCTTTAACTGCGCGGTTTACATCTTTATTTCTACTCACACGCATCGGGGTATTTTCTTCGTCCGAACTCTGCAATGAGATAGGCATCAATCATACCGTCATGTGGATTCATTGACCTGCCTTTCTTCGTCCAATCCTCATCTGGGGTGACCTCTGAGACTAAAGCAAGGGCCGCTGTTTTGGTGGACCCCGCTGGAATCCTACCTAGAATCTCTACCTGCCACTCCCTTGGTTCTACTGGCACAACGTGCCACCCTTTGATTTCACAAGCCCCAAGCATTTTTCCAAAGTTGATAGACATTGATCGCATTGCTTGGCTCGACCTAGCGTGTTTCAGTGGCTCCTCAATCAGGATAAAGGGTTCAGTGTTAAGGTGTAGTATCCACTCCTTGAACGCGAACACATCGACCTCCCGCTTCCCTTTCCTCTTTATAATAGGCATAGGGCATTTATCAATAATCTTACCGTGAGGGGAGACGGCGCATATTCCCCCGTCGATGCCGTTATCAATCCCTACAATCATGGACAGCACTCTAAAAAGTCAGAAGAGGGAGTAACTTTTTTCGGGTCGAAGAAATCATTAGCCGTAAATTCTCCCCCCTTCTGTAGTTCTTTCTTTCTCCGCTCAATTTCTCTGTTCAAATACCACTGGGCTTTCTCCAAGTCTTGGATGGTCGCCTCTTTATGTTCCGCCCTCAAAATATATTTGAGAGCATTGCCTAAACAGAAGTTCATGTGTTCGGTGATCTCTATGACCTCGATCCCAGCAGGGTGTTCTTTATAGTGTGTGGGGCGTTCCATATCAGTCTTCCACTTCTACGTCTATGATTTTACGTTTCTTGATTTTTACAGCTTCACCTTTGCTGGCCTTGGAGTTGTTGAGAATCGAGATTTCAATATGCTTCGTCCCTTTATTATTTTCTTTCGCGCTAATACCGAACGACTCAAAGAGAAGTTTATGATATGTTTCTAGATCTTTTACGTTTCGGATGGGTGGGAGTTTACCTACTACATCTCGTAGGTGTTGGAGGTAGGCGTTCCCCAAGAACGACCTAATCTTTTCTTGTTCGGTCAAGCTCTTAGAGTCATCAAGGTTCCGAAGAATAACTTCAGCCTCCTCTTTGTGCGCCTCTAGTTTGTCGGCACTGTTGATGAACTCTGGGTCGAGGATTTTTTTAGTCTGTTCTTGGAGTTCCGAACTGACGGGATCATCGTCTTCAACTAGGTCGATGGGGTTGTTATTCACCTCTTCTTTGGAGGGGACGTTCATCTCTTTGAACCACGCATACAGAGTCGAGCTTGATATTCCTAGCTCTTTGGCAATTGAAGCCCTCCCCCACCCAGCCGAATCTAATTCAATGGCACGGGCTATCTTCGCTTTCTTTTGACGATCTCTTTCTTTTCTCGTAGCCATTAAAACATTCTGCCTCAACTATCTTTGAGTGCAAGGAGAAAGGCTTCGTGCTACTGTGTAATCATGCCTGTTAATAAACTAGAGCCTAGAGTAACTAACGCTGGCGATAAAATGATGGTGGGGGGTTTGAAGATTCCCGTGACCAGCACCCTCACCGCACTTCTCTACGGGTTTGCGAACCATAAAAAACCGGAAGCGAAGGAATATTACTTTTGGAGAATCGCAGACATTCTATGGAATAACGAAGACCTGCCAGAGCCTCTCTTAGAACGTCACCCGTGGGCGGACCTAATGATTAAAGAGGCTATAGCCAACAAGTATTTAGCAGTGGGGGGTTCAGCAAGTTCCGGTAAATCACATACTATGGCCGCTTGGGGGATTGTTAACTGGCTATCACGCCCCAGTGAAACCTTAGTCCTGATGACTTCGACAACGCTTCGGGAGGCACGAAAAAGGATATGGGGATCAGTCATCTCGTTACTGTCAGTGGTGGAAGGGATGCCTGGTAAGATCAGGGACTCTATCGGGAACATCGCCTACATCAACGAGTCAGGGACACTAATCGAGAAGGCTGGTCTTTCACTGATCGCCGCAGAAAAGTCCAAGACAAGGGAAGCGGTTGGTAAGTTCATTGGTATCAAGCAGAAGAAGGTAATCTTGATCGGGGACGAGCTTTCTGAACTGAGTGAGGCAATCCTCAACGCCGGTCTGTCTAATTTGTCGAAGAACCCAGAACTTCAGATCATCGGCATGAGTAACCCGTCATCGAGGTTCGATGCGTTCGGGGTCTGGTCTGAGCCATTATTGGGGTGGGACTCTATGGACATCCTTCACGCAGACGAGTGGAAAACAAAATGGGGCGGCAAGTATATCCGACTAGACGGCGAGAGAAGCCCCAACATCCTTGCGGGAGAGACGAAGTATAACTACCTCCCCACAGAAGATAAACTCGATGAAGATAGAAAGCTGCTAGGCGAAGAATCAAGAGCATATATGCGAATGGTCAGGGCCGTGTTCTTCGATAGCGATGAGAACGAGGGCATTTACTTGGAGTCAGAATTATCTCAGAGCGGAGCCATGAACCCCGCATCCTGGGCGGGGACTCCGGTTAAGGTGGCGGGGTTAGACCCCGCCTTCACAAATGGAGGTGACCGAACGATTTTGTTTACGGGTCTGGTTGGATACTCGACCACGGGTCAGTTTGTTTTCGAGTTTGGTAAACTGTTTCAGTTAGCGGATGACTCATCGAACAAGGCAGTGCCGCGAACCTACCAGATCGTCACCCAGGTCATGAACATCTGTAAGAAGGAGGGGGTATCCCCAGATAACTTAGCGGTGGACTCCACGGGTGCAGGTGCGCCGTTCTGTGATGTCCTCTCAGGCGAGTGGTCCCCTCAAATCCTGCGTGTCTCCTTTGGGGGAAAGCCTTCGGACAAACGGGTGTCCTCAAACAGTCGGCTCACTGGCCTTGAACTCTACACGAATCGTGTGTCGGAATTGTGGTTCGTGGGTAAGGAACTGATGCGGACGGGTCAGATCTCAGGAATCGGGAATGAGTTGGCCGCAGAGATCGTAGCTCGAAACTACGAGATGGTGAAGTCTGGGTCGCTCAAGATCAAGATTGAGTCTAAGCCCGACTTCAAAACTAGGTTCGGGAGGTCACCGGATATTGCTGATGCCGCCTTCCTCGCGCTCGACTGCGCCAGGCAGCGGCACGGGTTGGTAGCTATGGACCCACCCAAGGAGGGATCTCCGTTCACGATGCGCCCTCAGAGGACTATTAAGTCGATGTCACAGTCCCTGATTAACCACGACTCAATGTTGTTGAAGGACTAAAGTATACTAAATTAGTAGAGAATCAGGTGTTCACAATTTATCGGAAAAATTGTGAACACCTGATGTTAAATCTTTTTAGATCTTAGCCCAGTATCCGTAGACCATCTTTTCACGGCTGTCCCATGTATCGTTTATATGGCCGTCAATGACAGCTACGTAGTGTGATGCCATCCTGGCAATGACTCGGCCATGAGGGAGGTCGCTAAATCGAGCCTTCCTTCCTTCAAATTTAGGGGCGGAACACCATTCCCACCCCAGTTCCTTTAATGCGGCTGAAAAGTCATCCTTGTAGATTCCTCTAGAAATAGCTCTACTACCCATTTTACCGACAACACTTGCATCTTTCAGCCTTTTGCGAGCCTCTTCGTAAGACAGTTCGCACGCGATAGCTAAGGCCCGTATTCCGCAATCGCTTTTACTTTTAAACCCAGCCGCTTGGCGACCTCCGTCATTGTAGATATACAACTTCATAGTTTTCATTTTACTTTTTACAAAAGCCACTAAGTGTGGCTACTACAGTATACAGATTTTTTTAAAGCTGTCAACAATAAAATGTATAGTAACTATACCCCATTTGAGGTATACAAGGTGCGGGGTCTTATACAAACCATAACAGGCAGTAATTATTTGCCCTAAAAACGTGTGATCTATTGTTTTATATATTTAAAAAAAGTCTCCCGTGAGAGAGGTTGTGTTTATCTGAGTCAGACAAACACAACTGAAACCTTAAAGGACTTTTTTATAAGAAGAGGCTGTGCATTAAAACACACGCTGTGTGGTCGTGTTAGGTGATATGGTGGGCGCGACTAGCCCTTGCGTTTACTAAGAAATAGATTATTTTTAGTAGTGTCACAGAAATTCAAACGCTTGCCCTCTGGCCGCATACAATACAAAGGTGAATCCTTCCCAGGATTCAATAAGCCCAAACGCGCACCTAAAGACTCAAAAAAGAAGTTCGTAGTTCTCGCCAAGCAGGGAGATAAGATAAAGAAAGTTAGTTACGGACATAGAGATTACCAAGATTTTCGACAACACAAAGATCCAAAGCGGCGAGCTAACTTTCGTTCTCGTCACAACTGCAAAACCGCAAAAGACAAGACCACGGCCCGATACTGGGCTTGTAAACACCTCTGGTAGAAGTTATGAAAAAAGGCAAAAAAGGTAGGCGTAATCGCCCAGGGGGGATGAACACGAACACTCCCGCGTCCCCTCCACTTATGAAGTCCCCAACTGCGAACCCTAATTCTAAGCCAGGTGCTGGGTATGGTAAGCCTCTTGGCGGGAACAAGGGGAATACTACTAACCCCAACGCAACGCCTCTTGGGGGAGCCTCTAAACCTAGAGGACTTGATGAATTTTATCAAATGCAAGCAGATAGTTTTGCGGGTATTTCACCTGGATCTACTCAAACCACCGCTGTTCCCAGCACCTCTCCTACTTCTAACTCGCTCCCCATGAAGTCTCCAACCACCAACCCTAGGGCTTCTGCGGGGGCTGGCTATGGGCGACCAATTGGGACAGAACGCTCCAGTTTGCTAGGTACAAAAAAGGATGTTTTGAATAGCGTTAAGAAGAAAAAAGCAAAGCAACGCTAGTTTTTATTACAAATTTGTTATGAGTAAACACAGAAAAAGATCTCAATTTGGTAAGAAAAAAGGTAAATTTATTTACCAAAATAATCCAAGACCTAAAGACAAGGGTTCTTCTGGAGATCGAAAGGGTGTAATACAGTCTGTAAAGGGTGCGCTAGACGGAAGAAAATCAGAAGCCTCTAAGACCCCTGCGGCTCCTCCCTCTGTAGCGCCCACAAAGTCTGATTTTAATGTGGACAAGATGCTAGAAAGCCAGGGTATTACTATACCGCGCTCAATCATGGGGGACGCTGCTACCCCAGCAGCAAAACCTACTGCTACCCCAGCAGCAAAACC